CTGCATATTTGCCGTTGGCCCCGCGTGTTTAACATGTGTGTAAATGTTGTAATTTCCATTATTTGCCTCGGATGGAATATACAACCCTGTAATGTTATTGTATCTCGGGTTGGTGGTTGTAAATTGTGTACATGGTGTGCGGTGTTTCGTATGCGTTGGCGTAATAATCCGTGGCTTGTATCTCAACCACCAAATTATCATCAACCCATACGCCCGATTTGCTAATGGCATCCATCACCATTTTGATCAAATTATCAATATCGGGTTTTGTTGTTTTCAACACGCGCCCAGGGCCTTTGATCCTAGCCGGCCGGCGGTGGATGAATTGCACGCACAATTTTAACGGCATGTTGGCCAATGGCGGCGCATCCCCCCAATCATTTGTAATCGTATCGATCGCGTGTTGCATGTATTCGCGTGATTTGGGCGGCGTGTACGCATGGCCCGAACGAGCTAACCGAGGCCGGCCCATCGCAACCGGCGGCCCCGCAATTAATCCCGTATGTATTGATTTCCACATTTTAACGCTCCAATGATTGCAACCGCATAAACGCGGCGCAATGTTCATTTACCACATCGTTGTTAATGATGTTGCCATAATCATCATACACCGCATATAACGCAACGCATATACGCAATAAGAAATGGCTCGCGGGGTATTGTGTACCGTTTAACCATTTATCCAATGCGGGTTTACTACAATGGATCTCGTTTGCCAATTGTACTCGGGTAAAATCCGATGCATCCACCGCGGCATGTAACGTTGCCGCGAACCCACCGCCCGCCAACATTTTTTTGGCCACGGTGCGCCCATACTGTTTTACCAATTGGCGGTGTTTTGTATTTTCCATGTTTAACATTTTGTACCTCTATAGTGTGTTGTAAATGGTTGCCAGATATGCCAACGCCTTAAACGCTGGAAATATTAACATTGCACCGCCCAATGCCATTATACATTGGCCGATCGTTGTGCCGAGCTGTTGCGCCTGTTGTTTGTTCATTTTGTTACCTCGGTTGGTGGTTTATTTTACGTGGCACACATCGCGTATAGGTTGATTTGTACCACGCAAAACAAACCGGGTTGGTTGTTTATAAATTGTTTACGAATAATGCGATTTGTGCGTGTTCATCATCCGATAATTCACAAATGCGATTGCTGAAACGGCCACGCATTAAAAAATTACACGGATAACGGCCATGGAATCCAAACGGTTTTAATACCATGATTAAACCACATTCGGGGCGGCCACTACCAAGTACACACACAACAATATCGGTTGATGGTATCTCACTTATTTGTGTTACATTTTGCATTGTATAACCATGTGGTAATTGATAATTTTGTGGTAATTTAAATTGTTCTCTCGAAACGTTTGTCGCCTTTAAATAAAATTGTTGATCGTATTCATTGTACTCAATTACGCAGCTGAACAAACCGCCATTTTTACCCTTACTAATAAATTTGTATACGGTATCGGTTGGCATGTTGCCGTTTTGCATTTCTTCTAATAATATTTGCGCCTGTTCGTATGATACATATGGTTGCATTGTTTTGCCTCATTTGGTTGTTTTGGTTGTTTTGATATATACACTTGTTTGTGTATACATATATATAACACGGTATACATATGTATGCAACAAAAATATACAAATTTCTTTACATATGTTGATAATTTGTCCTTTTGTACACGCACACAATGCCCAATGCAACGGCGGTTATGCTATTATGATCACATGATAAAAAAACGTGATAATATCCCCCGCGGCCATCGTCGATTTGAGCAAATTGTTGTGCCGGTATTGGTGGCAAACGGTTGGAATTCCCAATGGTTAAACGTATTGGGTACCGATCATGATCGCGATCATGGTATTGATTATTTGCACGGTAAACAAGGCATTGCCGCGCGTATTTGGGATGGTATGCCAAAACAACACTTTAGTATGCGATGGCTCAACACTCGATACCCCAACGTACAATGCGAGCTGCCCAAAATGTTAAACCTGTTGGCATTGGGCCATTTGATGCCCGATTATACAATTGAGGCCCACACATTTAACGGCCGGGTGTACATTGCGATCGTCGATACAAAAACATTGATCGGCACCGTGCAACGCTACCACCCTAATTTGCCGCAATTCGTTGTGCGCAATGATACTCACGATTTTACAGTGTTTGTAAAATGCCATTTTGATTTGTTGCCGCCCGATGCGATAACAAAAATTATTGCACCGATTGGCCGGCCGGATTTGCGCTGATTTTGTCTTTAATCTCTTTAACGTCGCCCTTTAGTACGGTTAGATCACCATGCAATGTTTGCATACTCCGGTTTACCTCGCGCATTGATTCGCGGTAAACCTCGCGATCCTCGTTATGAGATTCCACCATGTTATCGATCTGGTTTAAATGGCGGTCAACCCATACCGGCACGTTTTGCGCCAACCAACGGGCCACAACCCAAATTGCCATAATACACAACGCCAACGCCGCAACGGGGCCCGTGGCAAATTCTAAAACATGTTGTTCACTCATTTTACAGCTCCAAAAAATATTGGTGTATACCGGTTGCCATGGCATCCGCAATACGTGCCAATGTGATGTTATCCAATTTGCCGCGCGGGCTGTCCATGAATACCGGTTCACAACACAACGCCACGGGGCGGCCAACGCCTCGTATGGTGTAAAACGCGTTTTTTGTCCATCCCTCGGGATGGGCGGCAATGGTTTTACAATCCGTAATATCAATGTTGTTTTGCATCATTTGGCGGCCAATGTGGGTTGCCAACGCCGCGCCCTGTTTGGATGCGTGATGATGAAAAAACGCGCCGTATGTACCACCGCCGGCGTTTAAGTGCATCGCCAAATAAATACAATGTTCATTGGGATACATCGCGGCGTATTCGTTAACACGTTTATGCCGTTGGGTGTATGTGCCATCCGATATTGGCATAACCATGTGGCCGTGCAACATTAACAATTGTTCGAGTTGTATAGCCAAACGGGCCGTGATCATCGCCTCCATATCCGGCGATCCATCGTGATCACAATCAACCGTTGCACCCCGATCGTTTAATCTATCGGGTTTGCCGGCGTGTTGTCTGTCAATAAATACGATCATGATTGGCCCAAAATGTATTGTAAATCAAATGCCCAAACGGTGCCCGCCCATCGTTTGCCGCTAACAATCACATTTTGGGATTGCAACGCCAACCGCGGGGCCGTTAACTCGATTATATCACCTATTTGTATGTAACCGTATTGCATGTTGGCATGTACTGAGAGCTCGAACCGGGGCAACGCGTTTGCCTGTACATATGTGGCGGCTATCATATCCGCGGTGGCACTATCGTATACATAATTGGTTTGTGTGGCACCCTGTTTAACACCATACCGGTTTGTTGAGGCCACGGCGGCGTTGGTCTTTAACTCGTTATTGGTTTGGCGTATCGCACGGCACCGAGATATGCCCGCGTAATCATCACCAAACCCGTTATAACCGTACTCAACCGTATAATCGTTTATAATATCCACCGATTCGGTTAGCTGTGTAATGGGCCCGTTTTGCGTTATTTCGCTGTTATCATCCACTCGCCAACGTGCCACGGGTTGCAATTGTTTAATGATGGTTAGCAAATCCACCACCGGCCGTAAACCGTTGGGGCCCATGCGGATCGATACCGGTAACAACGGTAAAATGTTGCCCTGTAACCATTCCCACGCATACATGGTTGGATCGTTAATGTACCCCGCCAATTTGTACGTGTTTAATATTGCGGTAATGTTGGCCCATGCGCCAACATCCACCGTTTGCCCCGTGCGCAACATCCCAAATAATAACACATCCCCCGCACGTGTTAACGGTTCACCCGTTACCGAGCTGGGATCGGTGCCAAAACGGTTAGGCAATGCGGGGCGATCCCAATGTACCCACCATGATTGCGAGGATCCGGATCCACTGTAACCCGGCATAGCAACATTATCCGATGGCAAAATTGTTATGTAATGGTATACGTTGCCATATTGATCAACGGATCGCACGGGGGTTTTGGTGGTGGTTTGGCCCAAATCATCAATAATTTTAACGGTGTTGGGTACACTGGTAACAATATCATGCCCGCATATCATGAATTGGGCATTGTGAGAATCATATTTTTTAATGCAATACGCGGGCGTGGCGTATATCTCGCGGGTGATACCGTTGGATGTGAGATCGCCGGGGGTGCCAAATACAATTGGGTAAGGTTTGCCATCGGCGGTATCAATATCCCGATCCGGGAATCGTTCATCAATCACGCCAACGTTTAATAACAATTGGTTGGGCGTTTGCGGGTGTGCCTCAATAGATACGGCCACGAAATTATTGGGCTCGTTTGGATCGCCAAATTGCGGTGCCTCGAATTGGCCACGGTACAATACCACGCGATCATTATACGTTTGTACAATACGGCCAACGCGTACAATGTAATAACCAAATTCGGCGTTTACGTTATCCATACCCAAACCGCGGTTGTGCAAATCCAACACATCGGTATTTGGCAACGCCAATTTACACAATACGGTGTTTTCTTCAATATCACCCTCGGATCCCATGGCCTCGGTATAATCAAAATCCAATAACCCATCGGTGTATAAAATATCACCCTCGGGGCCCTGTACTGTTATGGCAATTTCTCCCAACCGGTATTGCCGTGAATTGTATTCAAATTGCACATAAAACACCGGCGTACCGCCGATCAAATCTTTAGGATCTATCATTAACGCACCTCACGCATAACCACGGTGCCAACGCGCAACACCTCGTTTTTGCTTTCGTCACCTATCACATTTTCGATTTGGATATCGTTACCCAACGTTACCATAACATGATCGTGGTACCGATTGATCAACAAACAATTGGTGCTGGTTTCCGTGTACACCGTTGGCAAATACACCAACGCATCGTGCGCGCCTTGCATTTGTTGCACAATGCCGTACATGGTTGTGGGCGCACTGGCAACCGCCGCCACCGGTTGGCCGCCTGTTTTGGTGGTGTAATAATCCGGATCGGGGTTTGTGTTGTGCAATTCTGTAACGTCGATGCCATCTGTCCATGCAATACGCACCGTGCGCCCACCGCGGCCATTTACACGGGTATGTAATACGCCGTTTTGGGCCTCGTTAATATCCGTGTTGGCCTCAAAATTGATTGTGCGCCCACGCCCATATTGAGTAGCTGGCAACACAACGGGGCCAAACACCATATGGCCGATCTTAAAATACCCCTCATTGGTTTTTTGGGTACCAATACGGATACGCAACGCCGATAATGCGGCCACACTGTTTAACACAACGGTACATACATTTGGCACCAATTGCGCATAACCAAACGAGGGTGCGCCGGTTGGCTCCAATATGGTAAATGTAACGGTTTTTGTTGTGCTGCTATTATCGATCACACCCTCGGTATTTTGGATGATTTTACGCACGGTTAGATCGTCGTTATCATCATACAAATACAAATACCAATCCACGCACTCGCCATAATGTAAAAATGGCCCATCCACATTTTGCGCACACACAACGGTGTTACCGGATCGTGTAAAATCCCAATCGGGCCCAACCTGATTTGCAACCGTGCAATGTTGTACCCAT